TTACAGTTTCCAATAAACACAGATGGAACTATCGACAAACCACACATAGATATTCATGGTAATAATAAATTTGTAGTTGCACTTTACTATGTTTGTGATAGTGATGGTGATACAGTTATATACAATGAAAAAGTACAATCAGAAAAATATACTATCAAGCAGAGAGTCACACCAAAACAAGGTAGAATAGTTATATTTGATGGTCATCTATATCACACAGCAGAGCAACCTACAAAGAGTAATACTAGATGTATTGTAAATTATAATCTAGGACTATGAGTAAACCATTTATACATGAAAAAAAATGGATCAAAGTTTTTGTTAATGGAACCTTTGATCTCTTACATCCTGGTCACATAGCACTACTAAATTATGCTAAATCTTTAGGAGATTATGTTGTTGTTGGTATTGATACTGATGACAGAGTGAAAGAAAAAAAGGGAAGCACTCGTCCAATATATAATCAGGAAGACAGAGGGATAATGCTTGTCTCTCTATCATCAGTTGATGAAGTGACATACTTTGATAGTGATGAGTCTCTTGAGGCATTGATAAAGGATGTCAAACCTGATATAATGATAGTTGGTTCCGATTGGAAAGGTAAGTCAGTCATTGGTAAACACAGTGCTGGCAAATTAATATTCTTTGATAGGATTGAAAAGTATGCAACTAGCAAGACAATACAATGTATTATTGATAGGGGATAGTTGCACCGATGAATGGGTGTACGGATCTTGTGATCGTTTAAGTCCAGAAGGACCTATCCCTGTTATGAAATATCAGGAGAAGCAAACTGCACCTGGTATGGCAGCAAATGTCAATGAAAATTTAAAATCTCTTGGTATTAATGTAAATTTTATAACAAACAAAGAAAAGATAACAAAGACTAGGTATGTACATCAGAGATCTAATCAACAGGTCATGCGTCTTGATACTGAACCAGAAATAGAACCTATTAAACAACATCAAATTATGATTGCAGCGATGCATCAACAGTATGATGCTATAGTTGTATCAGATTACAATAAAGGATTTGTAGATTTGAAATTGATTGAAGATCTTGCATTAAAAAATCCACAGATAAAAGTTTTTGTTGATACTAAATCAACTAGACCTCCGAGGAGAGATAATATAATATACAAAATTAATCAGAAAGAATTTGAAGCATTACAACCAGATCATATTCCCAACTCTAGTAATTGTATAGTTACTATGGGTGCTAACGGTGCTCTATGGAATAAGAAACAATTCCAAGTGCCTGTTGCTAGAACATTTGATGTGACTGGTGCAGGAGATACATTCTTAGCAGCATTAGTCTTCTATTATATACAATTAGATTCTATGGATGAGTCTATTGCTTTTGCTAACAAAGCAGCAGCAATAGCAGTTGAAAATCCTGGTACATACACATTAACAATGGAGGATGTTGATGAGATATTGCGTTGATATTGATAGCACTATCTGTACACCTGGTACATGTGGAAATTGTGTCTATGAGGGTTCTACTCCTAAGAAAGATCGGATAGAAAAAATTAATAAATTATATGAAGAGGGTCATTATATAATATACTTTACTGCTCGTGCTATGGGTAGGTCTAGTATGCTTCCACATCATGAGGCAAAACAAAAGGCAGAAGAGTTATTAAAACCACTAACTAAATGTCAACTAGATATATGGGGATGCAAATACCATGAATTAATCATGGGTAAACCACATGCTGATATTTTTATTGATGATAAAGCAATGAATAGTGAGGATTATTTTGAAGGAAACTAAACCAAAATTTGTACCAAAAGGATGGGGTTGGGAGAAATGGATTGCCAACTCACCTGAGTATTGTGGAAAGTTACTCTTCATTAAGAAGAACCACAGATGCTCATGGCATTATCATATACTAAAGGATGAAACTTTTTATTTACAGTCAGGTAAGATTCATTTATTCTATGGTAAGACAGATAATTTAGAGGATGCGAAGACAATGATACTAGAACCAGGTGATAGTTTCCACTGTTGTAGAGAGACTAGACATCAGATGGTTGCAATAGAAGACGCAGAACTATTTGAATTTTCTACACAACATTTTGACTCTGATTCAAACAGAGTTATACCTGGAGATACTCTTTAACTGTTTTAAATTTGTAATCTTTTAACCATTTCATGTCAGCTATGGTATAATATTGATACTTACCCTTAAGAGGAGGTGGAAATGGTATTTGAGTCGATTGGCACCCAGTTTTTAGTGAAACTAATTGAGCTACAGTGTCAATTGTTATTGGCGACCCTGTGCCAAGATCGTATATGCCCGAACCTGCAGTGTTCGATAACACAACATTTACAAGATCCCCAACCCACACATAGTCACGATATATCTGATCGCTTCCCTCAAATGGATGTATCACTCCCACCGAGGACTGCCACTGAAACTGAGAGACCAAACTTGCCATAGTTCCTTTATGGTATTCACCTGATCCATATACATTGAAGTATCTAAACCCTTGAATATGTACGAACCTTTCAATGTTATCTAAGACCCAGTAATCTACTGTTGCTTTAGATAATGCGTAGTAATTCAAGGGATTTATAATGCCTTGTTGATTACCGTAGACAGACGCTGAACTGGCATACTTAACAGGGATACTATACTCAATTGCCTTCTCAAATAATTTAATACTATAATCAATATTATATTTGTGTATCATCCCAAGGTCTTTGTTGGTCGTAGAGGACAAAGCACCCTGATGGATGATCATATCAACTTCATCCCATCTATTAAATTTCTCTATAAATTCTTCGCAATTATCTAGATCTATTTCAAGGACATTTTCTAGTGACCTTACAAAGTGTCTTCCGATAAAACCACCAGCACCAGTTACGATATTCATTACGATAATCTTTCTAGTATATATTATAGCACACCTAAATACTAAAAAAGTGTATTCTGTTGCGTGAGACATGGCTTTAAAACGATATACATTATCTGTTACCAGTGCTGATTATTGGGATAAGATTCATGGTGCTCTCACCGTAGACTCTAACGAGGATGGAATTCCTGATAGAAAGATTACCTGTACCGATGAGAAAAAAGGTAGTCCTACTCGTGGAACCTATGAGTTGACGGAAGAAGAGGCTGCTGAGATTGGAAGACATTCATATGTTAATTGGATTGAGCTATCTTTAAAAGATAACCCAGACTCATTCCCAAAACCAGAACTTGCTATGCCACAAAGGTGGGATAGTGATGTTAAAGCATATCGTGATCTAGATTCACCTAACAATCCACCTACTACAGTAGGAGCATTGACTAGTGCAGAGGAAAATAGAACTAACTGGGCTGTTCCTAGAGTAGGTGTGCAAACTGCAGGAGAAATATATGGTTCTAATGTTGGTAACCTTGCTGCGATTACCACTAATACTAATTACACATACGATGGTAGAAATGTAGACTTAGTTATACATGACTCTGGTGTTCTAAGATCTCACCCTGAGTTCCTTAATGATGATGGTACAAGTAGAGTAAGTGATATCGTTCTTGATGGTCCTTATCTTATAGACCCAGACTGGTTTAATACTTACGGTTATGTTTATACAAGAGAGGATGGAAGCACAGGTATTGCTACTGCAAACGCAATTGCATGGTGGGAAGATAACAACGCAAGATCTACTTCTAAAGGACTTTTACCTACAATCAATATCCCTTCAAACTATACATGTGACAGAGCAGTTGGTGTAGGTACTACTGGTGGTAACAGTCTTACTAGTGGTCACGGTACAGCATGTGCTGGTATGGCTGCTGGAAAGAACATGGGTATGGCATTCAAGGCAAACATATGGAACATGCCAGCGATTAGTGATAATGTAGGTATGGATATTGAAACATCCTATGACCTCATTAAGTTTTTCCATCAACATAAACCAGTAAACCCTATTCTTGGAGTAAAACTTCCGACTGTTGTTAATGGTTCATGGGGTTATCAAGCTGCTACTAATGCCAGTGCTACTTTATCTTGGAAGTTTAAGAACAATACTGGTACTATTGTTATGCCAGTTAGTAGTAGTTCAGATCCTGTTGATGTCAGTGATATGATCTATGGTTTCAACAACCAAGTGCTTGGTGCATATAAATCATGGACATCATCTGCAAGAAATAATGCTTCTGATACTGCTGGTAAAGAAATGATGGATGCAGGTGTCATCTACATCTCTGCTGCAGGTAATAATAACCAAAGAATTGGTGCTGGATTTACTGATGTACACAGAACTGATAGTCTTACTGATGCATACTTTGGTTCAAATGATGGTCGTGCTGAGTTTGGTGGTACAAGAACTCCATGCGGATCTAGAGATTGGATGAACCCATCTGGTATTGGATTCAACTCAACTACTGGATACCATCCAGTAATTAATGTTGGTGCAATGGATGACTTCATTGAATCAGATTTAAAAGAAAGAAAGGCAACATACTCTAACAGTGGTCCTGGTATTGACATCTATGCTCCTGCTGATGAGACACTAGCACCTGGTCTTCATAATGTAAGTAACTATAGAGACTATCCAAGATTTGATAACAGTGGTTTCTTTGACTGTAAATTTAGTGGAACTTCTGCTGCTGCACCTGTAGTTGCAGGTCTTGTTGCTCTGTATGCTCAAAGAAATCCAACTGCAACAGCAATTGAAGCAAAGAATTGGGTAACAGGTTTTACTACTTCTAGTGCTCTATCAGAATCTGGTAGTAAAGTTTTAGGAAATGATTTATTCTTTGATCAGCATCCTGACATTGATACTGCTACCTTCTGGTCAGGACAATTCAACCAGAGAACTGAAGATGGTAACGGTAATGTTAATGTTACTTTTATTGATGTCAACTCTGGTATCTCTACAGAACTTGCAGGAATCAACGAACCTTCTATTCTTTCTCCTGTTAACAATGCAACTGGTGTTAATACTGAAGGATTATTATTACGATCATCTGCATACACTGCTATTGGTGGAACAACAGTATCAGGTACATTAAAAGCAGTTGAATTCCAACTATCTAGAGATGTAGATTTCAGTTACATTGACTTCCAATCAACTGCAAACAATGTTGGATTAGAACAGACAACTACTGGAACTCTAGCTGGATTTACTACTTACTATGCAAGAGTAAGACATGTATCTAACTCTGATGGTACAGCATTTACTCAGTATTATTCTAATTACTCTGCTGGTATAGTATCGTTTGCTACCTTAGGTAATGCACCAGGTGTTCAGACACCATTCATTGTCGGACCTGTAAATGCATCTACTGTAGGTCAGAGATTTGGTATTGTATTAACCTCAAGTAGTTACATTGCTATAGATGGTGAGGCAGTTTCTGGTACACTTAAGGGAGTTGAATTTGAAGTCAGTACAGATATAACTTTTGCTGATCCTTCTCAAGTTGTTTATACTTCTATTGGTTCTAACCTTACTTCATTAACTCAGACTATTAATACTGGTTTAGCTGCTGCTACCACATTCTATGTAAGATTGAGGCATGTATCTAATGCTGATGGTAGTATGGGACAATCCTATGCTTCACCATTCTCTGTAGTAACATCCTTCCAAACTCCTGATCCATTCCAAGCAAGAGTGGGTCGTCTTGCATCTGTTAGGACTACATTGACTAAGGGTGTCGTTGAACCAACACTACTATTTGAGAGTGAAGATCTTCTTGAAGTTAGTGTTGCTGTTGCAAACCAGAATGACTTTAAATCTACATTCTCTATTGGTATCTCTAGCACACCTGGATTTAAAAGTAGTGACTACATTGCATATGGTATTGAATTAGACAGAGGTGGTACTAGACTGATTGAAAAGGTTGGTATTAAACCAGGCGATAAGATATTTGTATCATCATTCGACCCTAATGTATCTTTCCTAACATTTGCTACTAAGATTTACGATAAGATCAGTGATGTTTCTGCTGCTACACATGGTAGAAAAGAATCATTAACTTTATCATACACACCACCACATACAATCAATTCAAACTTAAAGATTCTTACTGCTGAAGAAGATAGTTTGATTACAGTTCATGCTACAAACCAGAACCCAGATGTCACTGCAGCATTATCTGTTGGTATATCATCTGGAGGGATACCAGAGTTCAAAGAGTCAGATTATGTTGCTTTTGGTCTTAGACTAGCACCATTACAGGATGTTCAGATCGACAACCTCGCTCTTTCTAATGGACAGAGTTTAATTGTTCGTGGTTCTAAACCTAACTTAACCTTTGTTGCTCACTCAATCCCACAGGATCCAGGACCTTCTGGTATAGGATCTAACCTTAATGTAAACACCACTGGTATCATTACTGCTCAAGCATTTGCTGGAGATGGATCAGGATTGACTGGTGTTACTGCTGTTGGATCTGGTGTTAATGTTGAGGATGGTGGTACTATTGTTGGTACTGCTGCCACAATTAACTTTGGAACTAACATTACTGCGACTGTTAATAATGGTGTTGCATTAATAGAAGGATCAGATACTGTAGGTGTTGCCCAGACTGCAAACAGTCTTGCCGATGGAGTTTCTGTTGAAAGAGCAACCTATGCTGACTATGCTACTGTTGCTGGTATTGCTACCGTTGCTACTACTGCAACCAATGCAACGACTGCAGACAATGCGACTACTGCTGCTACTGCTGCTCAATTAGATTCTTCAGCAACAATCAATGTTATTAATAATATAACTGCACCAAAATTCATTGGTGATGGATCAGAATTAACTAACATTGTTGCTGCTGGTAGTGGTGTTATTGTTAACGATAGTGGATCTTTAGTTGGTACTGCTGGTACAATTAACTTTGATGCTGGTATTGATGTATCACCTATCTCAGCTGGTATTGTTACTGCTACCATTGTTGAAGCACCTCGTGCTGCTCTTGCAGGTATTGCATCTGAAGCAATCGTTGCTGGTATTGCAACCTATGCAACTCTTGCAGGTCTTGCATCTCAGGCAACCAATGCTACCTTTGCATCTGCTGCTAGTTTCTCTACCTTAACTGGTGCTGCAGATACATCCAAGAATCTTTACACTGAGCATACTAATCCATTCAAACCATTACCTGTTACTATTGGTACTAAGACTTCAGAACATAGGTACATTGGTATCGGATCTGATAAGTGTATTAATGTTCAAGGTTATGAATCACCTTACTTAAGATTTGAGGTAGGTCAGACTTATAGATTTGAGAATGCTGCACAGCAAGCTAACTATCCAATCAGGATGTACTATCATCCTTCTGGTGTCACCTCAGTTGGTATAGGTACTACTAACCCAGCTGAAATGACTCAGGGTGTTACATTTACTGGTTCATATACAGAGGTTGCAGTTGATGAAACAACTCCAGAATTATTCTACTATGGAGCAGGTGTTGGCACAGAGTATGGTTCTATGGGTAACTCTGTTCAGGTATTCAATCCTGAAATGCAGAGAGTTGCTAAGGTTGGTGAGTTTAAAGATAGATCAGGACTTAAGACTTGTACTTACACTCAAATGTTTGAGGGTCGTGCTACCTCTTGGTACTTGAATACAAACTTAGGTGTTGGTAACAGTGACTATACACCTGGTGATAGATCACACAATGTAAGTTCTATCGAACAACAAGCTACTGGTGTTTACAAAGTTAACTTTGCTGATGCTATGGCAGACACTAACTATGCAGTCATAGGAATTGCCTCTGGTACTAATGCATATCCAGGTGGTATTGTTAATTTAAGGATCAGTGACAGAACAGTTGATCATTTCATAGTTAGAGTGTATAATGGAATACCTGCGTTAGAGGACTTAGGAGAACTTGACATCTGTACATTCGGTGGACAGGACGGAGAACCAACCTACATCTAAAAAAATAGTACATGATAAGGTTGATGTTAAAGTGTCAACCTTTGAAGTGTATGGTGGAGACCCTAAACTCAATGCATATTTAAAAGATATTATATTAGAGAAGAGAGATAAAGATCCAGAAATCATAGACTCATATGAAACTGCAGGTCATTCTGTTAAGTGTTGGGTGACCAAGTGGGATACATTGGAAACTGATGATAGGTTTCAACCAGTTGCCGATTATGTATTACATGTGCTAAACTATATAATGGACAATGTTTTCCATACACACGCTGACTTTAAAGTAGTATCTTTATGGGCAGTAGTGATGGAAGCAGGTGAACATGCTGAACCGCATGATCATTTTACATCATCATGGTCTTGTGTTTATTATATTGATGTTGAAGAGGATGTTGCTCCAATATTCCTTGAAGACAAACAGATAAACATAGAACCAGGATTACTAGTTCTTTTTCCAGGCAATGTAGTCCATCATGTTCCTACTACTACAGGTAGGAGAATCGCAGTCGCTATGAACATTGATAAAGTATGCCCACCAAAGTAGAAATTGCAAAAGTAGATGCTAAACTTCCTGTCTTCGAGACAAGTTGGACGGAGCATCTTGCTGAACATAAACAATCCATCTTAGATCATAAAAAAGAATTTGAAAAAACTACAAAAGATAATAATGTAGGTGCTAATTGGAGATCTAATTGGAACATTCATCAAACTGATCCAAGGTTCTCTGAAATCCAAACATTCTTTGAGAAGTTTGTTTTTGATATTGCCTCACAGTATTGGCACACCAAAGGACAATTTGATTGTGTTAATATGTGGGCTATGACATACGGACCTAATGAAGGAACCAAGTATCATAATCACTTCCCATCAACTATGGCAGTCCTTTATTATGTTGATGTTAAAGAGGACTCTGCACCTATTTGTATAGGAGAAACATGTAGACCTGTGGAGAACGGATTAGTCATAGCATTTCCTGCAGCACTAGATCATTTTGTGCCTAGTGATCATACAGGAAATAGAATTTGTATAGCAGCAAATCTTGATCATATTTCACCATCAGTTAGAGGAATATGGAAAGCTACATAATAATTTTAGGGGTGACAACTTAATGTCCTTCATCGTATATTCAATAGATGGTTGTAAGCATTGTGAACTTGTAAAAGACTTAATGCTTCTAGCAAAACAAGAACATGTAGTTTATACTTTAGATAAAGATTTTACAATAGAAGAATTTGAATCTCAATTCAATACAAAATACTTTCCACAGGTCGTTGATCAAACCCATAACCACAAAGTTATAGGAGGTGCTAAAGAAACTGTGAGATACTTTAAGGAGAACAAACTTGTCTGAGCAAAAAAACCTAAAAGATATTCCTCTAAATAGAGGCGTAGGAATTATGCTTGGGGGAGGCAAGAAACCACCTAAACCAAAATCGTTTCAGTATAATTTCAGTAATATGCTGCGTCTCTTTAAGAGAGAACTCCATTTTAACCTTGAATTATCTCTGGACATAAAAAAAGATATTCCTGAGGAGGTAGAAAAATGTTAGCAATATCCATTGCAGTTGCAGCATTTCTTATAGTGGGTTCACTTTTAGTCGGTTCTATGCTAGGATGGGTACTAAGAGAATACATGATGTATCATCATGATAGAGAACCAACTGTTCAACCTACAATGCATCCTGAGATGTTTGATGAGAATGGAAACTATAACTTGAGTGATTTAATATCATTCAGATATGATCCAACCATCACTGAAGAGGATGACGCTGAAGGACTTGGCGAAGATTAGTAAACCTTGAAATTATTATGGCTAAATTACCACCAAAACCATTACAATCTGAAATTTTACAAGCAGTACACAGTGCTAAAACAAAGAAGGAAAAGATTAAAATCCTTCAAGATTATAGATCACCAGCATTAGTGTCATTATTTGTTTGGAATTTTGATGAAAGCATTGAAAGTGCTGTGCCAGAAGGAGAAGTGCCTTATACACCTAACACTTCACCAACTGTAGATAGTCAAAGTAAACTGTCTAGTCAGTATAGAACTCTTTACAACTATGTTAAGGGTGGAAACGATGGACTTAAAAGAACTAGGAGAGAGTCTCTATTCATAGAGTTGTTAGAGTCATTACACCCCGATGAAGCAGAAGTTGTTTGTTTAGTTAAAGATAAAGATCTTAAGAAGAAATACAGGATAACCCATAACACCGTCAAGGAAGCATACCCTGATGTTGAATGGGGAAATCGTGTTAGATGACAAGAATATTAGTTACAGGACATAAGGGATTCATAGGCAACTATGTCTTCAATCACCTTAGACATGATGCAGGTTACGGATACTTAGTTGATGGCATGGATTTTCCTGATGACATTGGGGATTTCAAGTCAGAGATTAGTATGTTTGATAAACCTTATGATTACATCATACATCTAGCAGCATTTGCTGCCATCAGAGAGAGTGTAGATAATCCAGATTTATTCTGGGAGAATAATGTAGAGAAGTCTAAACCTATCTTTGAATATTGTAGGAGATATAATGTCAGACTACTCTATGCTAGTTCAGCACAAGTAGAAGAGTGGTGGCAAAATCCTTATGGTATTACCAAAAAAGTTAATGAACTACAAGCACCACCTAATAGTGTGGGGATGAGATTCCAGACAGTATATGGAGAAGATAGCAGACCTGATATGCTATTCAGAATGTTGCAGGATAATACAGTTAAATACATTACCAATCATAAAAGAGATTGGATTCATGTTAAAGATGTCGCTAGAGCAATTTGTTATCTAATGTCTAGTAAATATACTGGAACTATTGACATAGGGACAGGTGAGACTACAACTGTTAAAGAATTAGCAGAAGCATTTGGTTATGTTGATCTACCTGTCAAAGATAGTACACCAGGCGAAAGAGACATCACATGTGCCGACACCACTGCCTTGCGTGAGTTGGGTTGGTTTCCTAGAGAAAAAGTGTTAGAATGTATTCCTGAGGGAAAACCGAACTCTTTTTTCAAATAATCGGGAAAAAAATCTCCGCAAATTTTTTGAGCCACAGGATTTTCAAAAATGCTATCAGCAAAACAAAGAATGAAACTTATTGACATTTGCGTTGAAATCGTAAATGGAAGAACAGTTACTTTAGATGATATGATCTGGGCAGAGAAATTAGCAAAATATAATAGTCACGCATATAAGATGTTAAAAGAGTCAAGAGAGAATATTAAACCCCTGTAAACCGTATCAAAATATACGAGGTTGCATTATAAATAGTTATGTGTTAGAATTAACATACAGCGTTCATCCGATGCACAACCTTGCTCTTTTGGCATTGATCCTCGCTGAACATAACGCTTCCCACTGGGAAATGTCATGTGCAGAGTGGAACCAAAACAGAATTGAGATACTTACTAATAAGAATCTTAACTCTGATGCTCAAGAGTATCTTATAGATTACTTTAGAACAAAAGTGCCAGAAGAAAATTGTGAAGCGTTTATCATCGGACGCAAGTAAGTCGCGGAACGGAGCGTTCATCCTATGTACCACATTCTGCTTAGTCTAATAGCAATAGGAGCACCACTTGATTGTGACCATGCTGCTGAACTATTAGAAGGTGTAACTAACAACCCTAATAGATCTGAGAGATTGGAACTAACAAGAGTTATAGTTGCACATACTGATCCAGCATGTTTTCCAAAGGACGCAAA